CAGCTATCGTCTCGTCACTGGGTGGTTCACATGCGAACATCGGTACACAAAGTACCAGTGCCAGTAGTACTGGCAGTATCTTTCTTAACATATTACCTCCAAAAATATGGGGCAACCAAGGCAGCACAAGTAGTAACTGCTGCCCAGATTGCACCAAGTACTGTTATTATCCCCTTTGACTTAGATATGGTTCTCTCGTGAGACTCTATATCCTCTTCAATCTCCTTGAACCTACCATGGCAGAACACTCTCTGCTCCCTAAAGCTACCCTCAACACACTGGATAGCGTCCATGGTTGCCTTGTGATTGGCCTTCATCAATTGTTCGAGTCCGTCTAAGTCCATTGGTCACCCCCTTATGTTGGAGTGGCAATGGTAAGAAGATACACATTGGCCTTAAACTTGTCGCTTGCCACACTCAATACACCCTTGACATACCCATCTGCAGCAATTGGTATTGCTTTAACAGTTCCGATTGCAGTAAGGTTGGTGCTAGCTACGGTATCTGTTGCACTAACTCCTGCAAAAGTAACCATTGTGGTTGGTGCAGAGTTGCGTATAAGCAGTGTACTGGAAACGGTATGTGCAACCGTAACGTCAACCATACATGCGAGTAGGGTAAACGCTGCCGTAAAGATAGTTGTGAATGCAGTGGTAATCTCACCACCTGCAGTGGTGGTTATAGAATATCCTCTCCACACCCCTACTTCCCCGGCTAACTTTGTCAACGTAACAGCAGCAGATGCTATCTTGTCTGAGGTTACGCTTTGATCTCTTATTGCAGCAGTGTTAATTGCAGATGCTCGGAAGTCTCCGGCAACCACATCAACATCAGCAAGCAATTCTTTAATTGAACCAGTGCTCATAGTATCTCCTTTCCTATGTAGGTGTTTCGATAGTTAGGAAATACAGATTACCAACGAGTTCGTTGCTACCTGTACTCAGTAGGGTTCTAATGGAACCACCTGCAGCAATGGTGATAGCCTTCACGGTACCAACTGCAGTGAGGTTCTGTGTGGTCAGGGTAGCAATTGCAGAACCCTTTGCAAACACAACCAAGCCAGTACCTGCAGTGTTCTCGATGGTAACAGAAGTTGCAGCAGATACAGCAGTTGTTATGTCACAGATTGCACCCAGTAACGTTACGGCTGCAGTGTAGATGGTTCTATTTGCAGTGGTAAGTGCACCACCACCAACGGTAGTGAAGTGAAATCCTCTCCAAACTCCTACCTCACCTGCCAGTTTTGTTAACGTAACTGATGCTGATGCTATCTTTGCAGTTGTCACGTTCTGATCTCTGATTGCAGCAGTGTTGACAGCAGATGCCCTAATATCACCTGCTACCACATCAACATCGGCTACCAATTCTTTTATTCCACCTGTACTCATAGTTCTCTCCTTGGTAGTTAGGGGGTACCCTATTGTACCCCCTTGATGTTAATGTTACAGATCAAGATCAACCATGCAGCGTACTGCACCTGCAGCAGCAGACTGTACTGCCTTACCAACAACTTGAACGTTAACGGTAGCAGTCGCAATTACACCAACCGTACCTGCAGCAGAACCATTTATCAACTGAGCACCCGGAGCAATGGCACCTGCGTCCTTCTCACAAAGGAAGATACCCTTTTTACCGAGCCATACATACGAATTGATGGAGCCAGTGCACAGTGCAACTCCAACGGTGGAGTTAGATGCAGCAGACAGGATTGTAGCGATAACGCCAGTATACTTATTGGGAATGAGTGAGCAGATACTTAAAGAAGTAAGTGCCACTTCCAGTCCGTCTTTCAGATAAACCTGCAGATCAGCACTGGCTGCACAGGACCTGTGATAGTCTACCATGTAGGAATAACCAGCACCTGCACCAGAGATTACACAGAAGAACCCATCCTGATACAAGTCTGCAGCAGCAGCCGTTGCACCAAGAGTAATCGTTACCTGCTTTGCACCAACAGATGCAGTACCAACATGAGAACACGCCTGATGGAGAGCTACTGCAGCAATGGTCTGAAGAACATCTCCTGCTGAAACGGCAGCAGCCCCTACTTTAGCGTACACGATCTGACGACCTGCAGCCAAGTCTCTGATTGTTCCAAGCGTAGTCTGTGCAGCAGTTTTGTTGATTCTCATTCCCTGCACAATTACTTTACCTACCCCACCCTCATAACTGTTTACACGATCTGTACTCATAACTAATACCTCCTTCGGTATGGCACCTCCACTCTCATTGGCTTGAAAGTAGGAGTATTAAGGTGGGCACCACCATGGTACCCACCGATTGGTTTATGTTAAGGACTGAATTTGTCCTTCGTACCTAGGTGCTGTGCAGATGATATTACCCATCCAGTAGAAACGACCAGACTTAGCGTCCTCGTCCAGATGAGGCATGAAATCCTGCCACGCCATGTTACGATCCTTATGAACCACCAACTCCATGAACTCGGTATTGAAGAAGAAGGCAAGACCAGTTTCCATGTCGTCTTCAACAATTACGATGGCATCGTTAAACTCAACACCGGAGAACCCTAGGGCCCTGATGTCGGAGTGTGCAGTGTTCTGTGCATAACGTTGCTGAGGAGTCATCTTGCCCCAGATGCTGTTGTATACAGCCTGAGTCGTGATGATCATATCAGGATGTTGATTGTTCTTGGAACACTGACCGTACATGCTCTGGAAGATCGTGTTACTGTATGCTCCACCAGTTGCGTCCAGTTGTCCCTTGGCCCACGTATCAGTCGCACGAGTAAGCGTACCGTACGTTGCGTAGTTGGTACCATCATCACAAATACGTTTGATACCGTCAACGTTGTCACCCTCTCCACCAGTCCGGAGGGTATCGTTAAGAATCTGACTGATAGTTTCCTGAGCGTTGTTCATTTTATCCTGTACGTAGTTACGAATTTTGTTCGTACCCATCGTGACAGCCTCAGTCCAACCATCAATAGTTACGTCCACATAGGCCATTTTCCAATCGTGAATAAATTCCTTCACGGTCTCTTTCTGTGCCGTACTGAACTTAGCACCCCTCTTGTACATACCACCCGGGAGGTGAGCGAACCTAGCAGCAGTTCGGATGTTCTCTCCACTGTCTGCAACGTACTTGCCCATGCCTTCAATTCTTGCGAGCAGAGCATTGTTAACTATGATCTGTGACTCAACGTCAGGAAGAACTTCGTCTCTTACAAACGCATCAATTTCTTCGATATTACTTTTACTCATGGTAGTTAACCCTTTTCAAGGGGACTATTGTTTTGTGTCCCCACGTTTAACAACTCTTCGAACGACTCGTCCTTGGGGTAGACTATCATTAACAACCTTAATGTTCTTCTCTTTCTCCACGGCAAGTTTAGCCTCTACTCTCTGGTTGACCTCATGCTCGATTAGCTCTTCCTTATACGCACCCTGTATAGCTTTCTTGACCTGACCTATTCCTTCTTTCTTGGCAAAGTCAATTACCTTCTTGGGGTTAATCTTAAAAGGATAGTCACCAACCTGTATTTCTTCCATGAGTTCCAGTAACACTTCCTGACCAATAGCGATCTCATTCTTGAGTTCCTGTTTGCCAGTTTCAAAATCCTGCCTGATAGTTTCGATGTCTCTCTTCACTCTTTTTCCTCCGGCATCTATTTCTAGATCACCATCATCGTCATCGTCCACTACAGGAGTAGTGCTACGGTTGTCCTTGTGTAAATTACCATTGCCACCATTGGCGATCTGTTGAGCATACTCGTTGAACTTATTGAGTGAGTCCTTGTTCCTGTCATACCAGTTATCCCACTGCTTTCCACGCTCAATAGTGTCTGCCATCTCCTTCTCCTTGTCCTTGATGGCCTGAGTTTTCTTGGTGTAGTCAGCTTGGAATCCCTTTACCTGCTCACGAATCTCCTCCGATAAAGCATTTACATCAACCTTTGAGAGGTCAAACTTACCTTCACCAGTATCCGGTCCCCCGGGTTGGTTAGGTTTTGAAGTGGTTGTTGCTGTAGTCATTGCCATTCTCCTTCGACTTGTTGCAGAGTGCCTTGGCTTGTTCTGCAGTGTCATAAGATTTTTCAAGAACGTACTACTTAATGGGCTTTGTTGTCCTGCCACTTAGCAGGGACTCCACCAATTATTTTGCACATCCGATGTGCTTTATATTTACTTCTGTTTGTCAATGTCGCTCATGATAGAATCCAGTTCATTGATAATAGCCTTGCTCTTAGCTACACCTGCAGCAGCATTATCATCTCCTCCTTTGGGTTCGGGTTTTATATCTGGCATCAATGGTGCCTCTTCAATATTAGTGGAAACATTGTTAGAGCCACTACTAACTACTGGTTGCGTAAACCCCTCAGGGTTTTGTGCAGGTGCAGACTGTGCTATTCCACTTCCCTCTCCTGCCAAGTTACTGGTATCAGCAGTTGTTGGAGTGGTGTCACGCTTTGCCTTTGCAGCCTGTGCTGCCTCATGTGCCTTACGGTATCTCTCCGGTATTGCTTGTTCAGTTGGTACTTTTGCTCTCTTTGCTGCCTTTCCAGTTCCTGCACTACCTGTCATGTTCGTGTATGTACCCATGCTATTCTCCTATTGAACTATTCCTTGTCCCTTTTCCATTGACTCTCTCTGTCCCTGTGCAGCGTGTGGGCTGCGTGGACTAACTGGTGAGCCGGGAGCACTTCCACCCTTGGCATCACTGTTACCACTGGACTCTACCTTTGCCTTATTCTGCATAGCCATCATAGCTATCATTTCCTGTTTCTCCATATCTTCCTTCTGCATCACCCTACCAAGTATCTCAGTTCTGTTGGGTAGGTCTATCATGTCGAGCACTGCCTCTCTATCGATGAGAGGTTTGGGCTGTGCCTGATATAGCTGCATAGCCAACATGGACTCCTGCCACTTGTTGAGTGACATTGAACTTCCGGGTCTGATCTTGAATAAGAAATTCTGGAATGCAGTCTTTGGGTTCTTTAGTAACTTCTGTGCCTCTTTGTCCTCACCCTTAAGAACCTTACTGATCATGCTAAACGACTCATAGTACTTGTCGTCTCTCAGTCTCCACAGGTTCCTATCACTGGGCTCAAACTGGAAGATACGTGCTATCAGTTTCTGACCGACACGTTCGAGTAGTGACTCCAACGCCCTAGCCTTTAAACGAACAATAGCCATTGCTGCCTGTTGTAAGGCCTCAATAGCTATTCCGGATTTAACATCTGTAGGCACACCACCACCAGTAACCCCACCCTGATTACCAGAAAGTTTCTCTATGGCTGCCTCTAAGTATTGTATGGTACTGAATACGGTTGGAGGTACTGCCGTTCCCGGCACCCTGTCCAACTGACTTCCCGGTTTCTTTTTTACTTTCATACCGGGAACATTGTCTAACTTATTCCACTGGTCTGGCTTAAGTGCATTGTTATCACCAATCCACATTCCGTTAGCCATCATGATACCGTTCTCAACGATGACTGCTACCAGTTTATTTAAAAGTACCTGTAACTGCTTTAGGTCTGCAAGTTCACTGTCACCCCATGCACTGTCCGGATTACGGTGCCAGTCCATGAAGTCAACCGGATATCTTTGGTCCCAGTATGGGTTGGCCTCATCGACCACCCTAGCCCCACCTGCAAGAATGATGTGCCTTCCACCCGGGTACTTCAACTTCCCACCCTCTAGGGTACGATCTTGTATCCAGTACTCTTTTAGTGTGGACCGTCCAATGGCACCAGTTGTCTTGCCATTCCTCATTCTGTGTACAACCTTCTTGATTATCCTACCCTTCCTATCAAAGTTCTTACGCTCTGGGGTAAAGAAATCAAATGGTGCATCATCCTGTATCTGATCTGCATATTCTTGGTATGTGTACTTGAGGAGTGACTGTGGCTTGATGTCCTCGATGCGTAGGTACTCACACTTATCAACGTAGTGTGGGGACGTGCATGCCGGGTCAAAGTTCAAGTTGCGTGGGTCTATCATTTCGAATAAGCTATCACCCTTACCGTTCCACAACATCTTGTTGTATGTGGTATTGGTTCCCACCCCACCAAACAGTTCACAAAAGAACACTGTGTCGGTGAGTGTCATGTCTAACGAGTGCTCCATCCACTTGCTAGCTATGATATCTTCCAGTGCTGTTGCCACCCTTTGGAGTGGGTCATAGAATGGAAGTATAGTCATGAATGGTTTGGTGTCAGTCATCTGTGATGTCTTCCTCTCTATTGCTTGTCGGAGGAAGTTAAGAACGGGAGAGACCTTATGGTTAGGCCTTTCGTTCTTCCAGTGTGTTTTACCTCTGTAGAAATCTGGTATCTCTTTCCAGTCACCGGACACGTACTTCTCTTTGTAGTCG